CAAATTACATAGATTATCTCATTATATCGTTTGAATTAAATTATGAAAAGAAAATACAGTTTGATATACGTTTAAGTAATATGAAAGATTATCAAAGCTGGAGTTTGTCAACAGAAGAAATAAGTTCTCAATTTGATAAAAAATTTGCAAAATTAAAAGAATATCTAGAAAGTAAAAATAAAGGTGAGCTTAAAGAACTTGAGGATAAAATATCTGAGTGTGAATCGGAACTTAAAAAAATGAGGGAACAATATGATAAGATAAATAATTATGGAGAGGATTTGAAATGAAAAAATTATTATTAGGAATTGCAATTTTAGGATTGACAGGAAGCTGCGCAAGATGGGAAGATACTCAAAAAGATTGGGAGAGCGATACGAAAGGGCTAAAAAGGACAGTACAAATTTATACTCTCGACGGGAAACTCTTAAAAGAATATAAAGGAATGATAAGATTAAGAGATTCGGATGAGAGCGGAAGAATATCATTAAATTTAATAAGCGAAAATAATCGTAGAGTTACAATTGATAATGCGATTGTAATAACAGAGGAGGAATAAATGGAAATAATAATAAGAATTTTAAGTGCGGCAGTTACAATATTTTTAGTTTTCTTTTTAGTTAGCTATTTATATGCTTTAGTTGAAGATGTAAAAAAGAATCTTAAAAATATAGCCAGAATTAATTATACATTTTACGATGTGATATATTTTTTAGTTTTTTGGTTTTTAAATATTCTGCTGATTTATGCAATAATAAATTTGGTTGTATTTTTTGCAATTAGAGTATAAAAAAATTATAGTCAAAACAGTTGCAAATATTGATAAAATAAGGTATAATAAGGGAGTGATAAAATGCTTAGTAAAGAGCAGATAAAACAAATCGAAAATAATAAAAAACTTTTTAAATTCATTAATATATTGCTAAATGAAATGGATAAAAAAGGTGAAAGAGAAATGGTTATTGTTTTTGAAAATGGAAAAGTAAAAAGAATTAAGAAAATTACAATTGGATAAAGGCAAGAGTAAGAGTGGTTATGAGCCGATTTATATGTAGATTAGGAATAGTCTATTTATAAGTCGGCTCTTTTTATTTTCAAGTATAAAAATAGCAAAATTTATATAAAAGAAATGATAAAAATGTATATTAAATGTAGAAAAATTAAAGAATTAGCAGAAAAAATAGAAAAAGAAACATTGAATGACTGTGAAGTAAAATATGAAGAAAATGAGGATGAACGCGTTGAAATATGGACAAAAACTTACGAGTGTTTTTCATACACTTCTAAAAGAGGATTAATATTTGAAATGCAAGATGGTTATTTAACTGAAGAAGAAATAGAGTATTTGTTTAATGAATATAAAAAAATAAAAGAAGTAATTCAAAATTTTTTAGAACAAAAGGAAAAATAAAATGGCTATTATGATAACTATAATGGGTTTTATTATTTATATCATAGTAATGTTGATAACATTTGAGGTTATCAATTATAATTTGAAGAAATATCTAAATGAAAGAATAAAAAGAAGTTTAGAGTTATTAAATAAATTACAAGATATAAGTAAAGATATTGATAATGAAATAGATGGATTAAAGATAATGATATATGACAAGTATCTTGATAGATGTAGAGTAGGGATGAAGAAACAGAGAGAAGAAGACAAGGGATTGAGAGATAAACTAGTAGAAATAGAAAATAAATACTCAAAATAGCAAATACACCAAACAATCGTTAAAGTGAAAACAAAGAAAAAATAAGATTTTGATTAAAAAGGTACTTCTGAGAAGTCAAAAAAGAGCGAACGGGTTCGAAGTCCCAGAAAAAATATGTATGATGACTTTTTTAAGTTTTAGTTCCGTTCCGAAATGGAGGTGTTATGTTAGTAAAAGAGAATCAGATAATAAAGGCAAACGAGTTAGCAAAATTGCTAGGTATAACAGATAGGCACCTCCGCAATTTAGCTAGCGAAGGAATAATAAAAAAAACGGAAAAAGGCAAGTATCTGTTTTGGGAAAATGTACTTGGATATATTGAGTATATTGAAACTAAAAATGATGTGGATTTGAATTTGAAAGATGAGAAAATTAAGGAAGAGATAAAACGAATAAAAAAAGACGTTGAACTAAAAGACTTAAAAATCAAGGAAACTAAAAATCAATTACATTTAGCATCTATTGTTGAAAAAGTGATGACTGATATGCTCATGAACATAAAAGGGAAATTGCTTTCTATATCTAGTAAAGTAGCGCCAGCAGTAATTGCAGCAGATAATCTTGGTGAAATTCAAGATGTCATCCAAGATGAAATATTTGAGGTTTTAGAAGAACTTAGTGAATATGATCCCGATATGTTTAAAAATAATAAAATTTTTATAGAAAATGAGGAAGATATGGAAGTGAAAGTTGAAAGTGAAAAGAGAACTAGAGGAAGACCTAAAAAGAACAGTTAAATTATTCAAAAAAATTGCTTTAGTTTTAAAACCACCTCCAAAATTAACCATTGATACTTGGGCGGACATGTATAGAGTTTTATCAACTAAAAGTTCGGCAATTCCAGGGAAATGGAAAACTGACAGAGTGCCATTTCAAAGAGAAGTAATGAGGGCAATTTCTGATAAAAATACAGAAAAAGTTGTGATGATGTATGGGGCTCAGTTATCAAAAACAGAAATTCTTATGAATACAGTTGGATATTTTATGGACTACGAACCTTCTCCGATTATGTTTTTAATGCCCACGAAAGATATGGCGGCTGATTTTTCAACAACAAGGCTTAATGACATGATTCAATCGACACCACAACTTAGAAGCAAAGTTATCGAAAGTACTGATGCCAGGGATACAAAAAGACAAAAAGAATTTTCAGGCGGATATATTGTTTTAACTGGGAGTAATTCAGCTTCAGAATTAGCAAGTAGACCGATTAGAGTTTTATTGGCAGATGAAATTGACCGTTTTCCTCGAAGTGCTAAAAAAGATGGAGACCCATTGAATTTGGCGATTGAAAGGGTAAAAACTTGGCCAAACAGTAAAATAGTTTTGACAAGCACACCAACTATCAAAGGTGGGAGCAGGATAGAACTTGAATACGAGAATAGCTCAAAAGACGAGTATTATATTCCTTGCCCAAAATGTGGAGAGATGCAAACTTTGAAATGGGGAAATATCGTTTTTGAAGATGTGTCACATAAATGCGAAAAATGTATGGAAACTTCGACAGAGTATGAGTGGAAAAGAAACCTTCTTAAAGGTGAATGGAGAAGTACAAATCCTGATGTAGATCCGCATATTTCAAGAGGATTTCATGTATCGGAGTTATATAGTCCGTTTACCAAATGGGCTAGTATGATTCGTAAATTTAGAGCGGCAAAAGGCGATGAACAGCTTATGAAAGTATTTGTCAATACGGCTCTTGGGGAGTGTTGGGAAGAAAAAGTTGAAAGATTCAACTTTGAAGAAATACAGGCAAGGGCTGAAGACTATGGCGAATATTTGAATCATGAAGATGGGACTTATGAGGAAGTAGAAATTCCTGACAAGGTTAATGTGCTTACTGCTGGTGTCGATGTTCAAGATAATAGACTTGAAGTCGAAATTGTTGGATGGGCTAAAGGTGAAGAAAGCTGGGGGATTTATTATAAAGTGATTATGGGAAATCCTGCTTTACCTTATGTTTGGAATGAATTAGACCAAATTTTGTTGAAAGATTATTCTTATCAGAACGGAGAAAAAATAAGGGTTGCTTGTGCTTGTGTTGATACAGGGGGACATCATACTGATGATGTTTATAGGTATGTAAAGGCAAGGGAACAACTGAATATATTTGGTATAAAAGGAAGCGGAGAAGCTGGAAGACCTCTTATTTCACGACCTAGCAAAAACAACAAAGGAGGAATTTCCTTGTTTGTCTTGGGAGTTAATACTGGGAAAGATACGATAATGAGTAATCTTAAAGTAGCAGAACCAGGTGCTAAATATATGCACTATCCAAATAATCCTAAGCGCGGATATGACGAAATTTATTTTAAAGGGCTTACTTCTGAAATAAAAGTTGTTACATTCAGCAAAGGACAGGCTAAAATCGAGTGGAAAACAATCGGAGACAAAAGAAATGAGCCTTTGGACATTCGGAATTATGCACAGGCGGCATTGAGAATTGCTAATCCAGATTTGAATATTAGATATTCAACTGATTTATTAAACGGATTAAGAACGCAGAGAGTTAGTAAAAGGAGAAAAATATTGTCGAAAGGAATTAAATAAATGGGAAAATCAAATTATTCAAGGGAATATATTTTGGAAATGATAGTTGAATATGGTAAAGCTGAACGAGCAGCTTTAACAGGGAAAAGTTATAAAATCGGGACAAGAGAACTTACTCGAATGGGGATAGACGAAATAAGAAAAGGGAGAGCTTATTGGGAAAATGAATTGCAAAAATTAAATAGTATTGGAAAAAGAAGAGTAAGAAGAGGAGTTCCTAGAAATCTTTAAGGTTAGAAAAGGAGGTGTGCTATGAATTTTATTGACAATTTAGTGGCAGTATTTAATCCACAAAAAGGAGTAGAACGGTTTAAAGCAAGAAGAAAACTGGAAATTTTAAATACTGGATATTCTAATCATGGAGCTTCAACTACTAAAAAAGCAATGATAGGTTGGCAAAGTACTGCGGGTGGTGTTAAAAAAGATATTTATAAAAATCGCAAGAAATTAATTGAGCGTTCAAGAGATTTATATATGGGAACTTCCGTTGCAACTGGAGCATTAAAAACCATTAATACAAATGTTGTGGGAAGTGGATTGAAATTAAAAGCGGCTATTGATAGTGAAACAATAGGGATAAGTGATGATGAAGCGGCTAAGGTAGAAGAATTGATTGAAAAAGAATTTGAACTTTGGTCGAAAGATAAGATTGATAATTTAGGAACTATGAATTTTTATCAAGTTCAAGAACTTGTGTTTTTGACAGTGCTACTAAATGGAGAGTGCTTTATAAAATTAAATTATTTTGAAACGCCTAAAAATCCATATAGTTTGAAATTGGAAATTTTAGAACCTGATAGAATTTATACGCCTAACAATATGCTTTCGGATAAAAGTGTAGTTGAAGGAGTAAAAATAGATAAAAACGGTAGGGTTGAAGGGTATTATGTTTCATCTGAACATCCGTTGGATGCGACTGGTGCGGTAACAGAAAAATTTATTAAAGTTTATGGGAGTGAGAATCAAAAAAACATAATTCATCTTCTTTTTACTGAAAGACCTGAGCAGGTAAGGGGTATTCCAATATTGTCACCAGTTATCGAAAATTTAAAACAGCTTGGAAATTATACTGAAGCAGAATTAATGGCTGCTGTTATAAGTGGATTGTATGCAATTTTTATTGAAAGTGAAGCTGATAGTCCAAGCGGGGCTGATGTTGGAGAGCTTGAAGCGGTTGAAAATGATTTGTTGGTAGATTCAGAAGATGAAACAACTATAGAACTTGCGCCAGGAATGATTGCTTCACTTAATCCAGGAGAAAAAGCAAAAGCTACTAATCCAGGAAGACCAAATGCACAATTTGACCCGTTTGTGACAAGTATTTTAAGACAAATAGGAAGTGCCCTAGAAGTTCCGTATGAACTTTTGATTAAGCATTTTACGGCAAGTTATTCAGCAAGCCGTGCAGCACTTTTAGAAGCATGGAAAATGTTTAGAAAGAGACGAGAATGGTTTTCTGAAAACTTTACTCAACCAATTTATGAAGAATGGCTAAATGAAGCGTATTTATTAGGGAGAGTAGAACTTAAAAATTACGGAACTGATTTTCTTATAGATAAAGCTTGGTGCGGTTCACAATGGAATGGACCTTCGCAAGGGCAAATTGACCCATTAAAAGAGGCTAATGCTGCTGTTATAAGAATTAATAATGGATTATCAACTAGAACTAGAGAAACGGCAGAGCTAAATGGTGGAGATTTTGAACAAAATGTAAGAATTTTAGCAAAAGAAAATAAATTATTAAAAGAGAAAGGAGTGGTAATAAATGCCGAAACAACTAAAATTTTGGAATCTAGTGAAGAATGAGGAAGAAAAAACGGCGGAACTTATACTTTATGGGAGCATAGGAAGCGATGAGTATTGGGACGATATATCCGATAAGGTATTTAAACAAGATATAGAAAACCTTGGAGATGTGGAAAAAATTACTTTACACATAAATAGTCCAGGTGGGAGTGTATTTAGTGCTGTGGCAATAGCAAATACTCTTAAAAATCACAAAGCTAAAGTGATGGCAAATATTGATGGATTGGCAGCGAGTGCTGCAACCATTATAACAAGTGCTTGTGATACTGTAAGAATGCCTAAAAATGCTTTATTTATGATTCACAATCCAATTACTTTTGCTTATGGGAATAATCAAGAAATGCAGAAAACTGTTGAAATGCTTGATAAGGTTAAAAACAGTATTATTGAAACATATTTGGGCAAAACAAAAGCAGACAAGAAAACTTTATCTGAATTAATGGATAATGAAACTTGGATGGATGCAGAAACAGCTAAGGAATATGGTTTTATTGACGAAATTGTGGATGAAGAAGTAGGAAAAGAATTTGTAGGAAACAAATTAATTATAAATAACATGGCTTTTGATATTTCAAAATTTAAAAATTTTAGAAAAGCAAAAGGTGTAACTATTAATAATAAAAAAAATACTAAGGAGATAAAAATGACTTTAGAGGAATTAAAAAACCAATTTCCTGATTTGTATGATTATGTATTAAATGAGGGAAAAATGATTGGAAAAGAGGAAGAAAGGGAAAGAATAAAAGCTATTGATGATATAGGAGTCAATAATTATTCTGAATTAATAGAAAATGCTAAATATGTTAATCCTATGTCAGCTAGTGAGTTGGCTATTAATATTTTGAAAAAGCAAAAAGAAGAAAAAGCTCAAAAGTTGCAAAATATTAAAAACGAAAGT